TATTCATCGTCAATTCTTCAGAAGTGAAGCTGAAATCAATACCCTCTTGCGTGTCCACTACCAAAGTGGTTGAACCTTCCACAACATCCTGAATTGATGCAGTAGCACCAGAACGAACAGTGAAATCAGCAGGACGTTCAATAGTAACAGTGGACCCGACCTTATAGCCGTTCACGTTCTTTGAAAATTCTGCTTCATGTGCGCGGTGGACTTTTTTAGCCATCACGGTTTCATTATCCAAAATCATCAAACATTCTTTGGTGATGATATCGGCAGTCAACTGATTGTTAGCCATGATTTATATCTCCTATGGCTGGACATAAAAACCCCGCTAAAAACAGGGTGATTTATGCCTAATATTTATATTAGGGTGTTAGCCGCCAACTCCTTTTTTACGCGCTTTATAATAATCAGACATACTTGCCGTGGTCAGGTCGATGCGGTTGGTCCCTGTTGACTTCGCTTTGATCTGTTTCAACGGTGTAACATTTGATTTTTGCGGCGTTTTGTTGGCTGCTTTTGACCTGATTTGATGCCCGACAAAACCATCATAAATCATACGTATATAAGCTGGTGACATATTGCTCCTAAGAGTGTTCGAGTCGATACCAACTGATTCCGTATATTCATCCAGCTTTGTGAGCAATTCAGGCCCGTAATTAGGGATATTTTTGACTGCCCATTCCTTAGCTTCCTCGAACCGCTTTGCAACGTCATGTTGGGCGGCTTGAGACTTTTCTTGAACACGTCCTTGCTTAGATTGGGCCAATTCATCACGGCGTTGCCTAAGCATCGTCATATCCTGAAAATGGCCGCTTGCTGCATCTGGGTCATTCTGTCTAAGAGTTTGCCAGTCTACATTCGTGTACTTGGCTAGTTCGCTTTCAACACTGAATAACTCACTATCAAGTTTTATGTCTTCCTCATCACGCTGTTGCTGTTGCCTCCATTGCTCTTGCTGATCTTCCAAGGCTTTTCTGGCCGCAGCAACTTCCTGCGTTTTGGTGGTGTAATCTTTATTCTTCATCAATGCTGGTGAAATAGCAGCAGGGATTTCCCACTCATTGCCATCGTCATCCGTCCAAGTGGTTAACTCAACTTCTTGATCATCTTCTTCGCTGTCATCATCTGAAACAGCTTCAAGAGTTTCTTCCTCTTGGGTTTCATCCTCGACGGTTTCTTCTATTGTTTCTTCGCCGCCTGTGTTTAGTTCCTCAATAGTCATATGGTTGCACTCCTTGATCGGTTGGTGCGGGGTTTAAGTGTTGGTCAATTTTAAGTTCAGTCTCAACCTCTTTGAGATTGGTTTCGGCCTCAACTTTCATGCGCTTTGTCTCAGCGTCATATTCTTTGATTTCAGTTTCAGCCAACTTGATCGAGCGGTCTTGTTTAAGTTGCTCATTCTCTTGACCAAGGGCTTGAATCTGTTGCCGCGCTTGCTCCATTGCTTGCTGAAGCTGTTGCATCATCATTTGAGCCTGTGGAGGCATTGCGTTAGGGTCTTGTTGCTGTGGAACCAGTGCCTCTAACTTTTCAGCTAAATCATCAGCACCAGGCCAATCGCTGTTTTTAGCAATCATCGGCAATAGAATAGGAGCCGCCATTTGGAAGTTGCGAAGCGCCTCTGTCATTTGGTATGCGGCTTCTTCGCGTCTTGTGGTGAATGATGGCCCTGCTGATACAGTCAGATCATATTTACCAACCGTCAAATCATGCAATGCAATAACCGCTTGCTGGCGTTCGTCTAATAATGGTTCGCCGTTCTCATCCAATTCAGGCTGTGGCGTTTTTGAATTTACAGTTTTTTCTTTTTGTTTTCCATCTTCACCCAAGACGCGAATTGTACGTTCTTCATTGTAAAAGTGCGGAATAAGATCAAGAATAATATTACCCAAATGGCGAATAGAACGTGAAAGGTTATCAATAAAATGGAACGTAGACACATCGCCCTCGCGCTGTCTGGCAAGAATTGCGCGTCCACTTGTTTCGTTTGATTTAGCCCCCAGTGAAGCATCGTGGATGCCTAGAATGGATTTCATATCATCAGCAGCCATTAAGGCTTCCTGAATAGCACCGCCAGCGGGGCCAGAATCTAAAGGTTGCCTTTGTGGAGGCTGTTTTCCCCTTGAATACTCTAAATATGCATGGCTGTTTGTGTTCGCTGTAGCCCATCCATTAGGGTCAACATCAAACGCACCTTCCTCGCCAATATAAGGAACCCTTGGAGCAAGAGCCACCAATTCAGTTGACGCTGTGCGCCAGAAGTTGTGCATCTTCTGCGCGTCAATAGCGTTATGGATTAATGAGCGAAGTTTTCTATCGCCCTCAATATCAAATTCATCACCATAAACGGGAATGATAGGAATATACCGACCAGACCAATCGTTTGTTTCAAGGATTTCAGCGCCCGTCATAATGTGCTGAGTAACCTTTTTACGCATAACTTCGCGCTGGTTTACTATCTCTAACGCACCAGCTTGGATTAGCCCTGCAATGTCTTCATCTTCGTCAATTTGGGTTTGACTGTATACCCTGATTTCCTGCCCATCAGAAACCTTGTAAATCTGTTCTGCTTTATCTTCACGGGTCCACCATTCAGCGACAAGAACGCCATCGTCATTTTTCCAATCGTTACCAGCCTCAGCCCAAGCCGTATTATCCCAATCGACCTTAGCCTTATCGCCATATTGTTTTTCAAATTGCGCCTTTGAAAGACGTTCGACAATGAAAGCACTATCCCAATCAGAACCGTCCGCCGATGTACTGTCAGGGTCACCATATACGCTAAATGGATTAGATACACGATCAATCGTTATATCCATTTCAAACGCATCGTCATAAGCGTAATCAGCACCAACACGCATATAACCAAAGCCATTAGACACCGCGCATTCAATAGCAGTATCATAAGCAATGTCTGACTTGGATGAACGCTCAATGTTACGAATTAGACCGTTGATAACTTCTGCTGTTGCTGGATCTGCACCGCTATCAACTGGATGCACTTTAATCGCTGGCTTGTTCTGTCTGGCATCATTAACCACCTGTCGAATGAAAGCAGGGAGTTTATTGATGGTTAGAATTGGGCGATTTTCTTTTTCACGTTGGGTTCTAATCTCATCAGGCCATTGTTCGCCATTACGACCGAAACGCAAATCTTCCATACCAATACGGCGGTTTTCTTCTTCATTTTGTTGAGCGCGTTCGAAAGCGTCCTTTGCTGATTTCAGCAAGGAATCTTTATCTTTATCATGCTTCATTGATTATCCCATCCAACCGCCAGAGCCATGCGCCCTGTGTTGTGCTGCCCTTGACTTGCGTTCGACAACAGGTTCTGAAAACGTCAAAGCGATAGCATCCCAATCATCGGGGGATCTAACGCCGCGCCTTCGCATTTGTTCTTTGCTTTCCAACAATAACCGCTGGTTAGCATCGTAATAATAAGCAGGGCCGCAAGCATCAGCTTGAAGCGTGTCACTGTCTGGAATGTCTGCCCCGCCTGGTTCTCTTAACCAATCGCGGGAGCGCATCCATATCTCTGCTCGTTTGTTCTTTGGTCCTGGCGCTTTTTCGCCGTTTTCTAAAATGATCGTATCGTCTTGAGGTGATCCACCGAAGTTTACTGCTTTGCATATCTTGCTGTATGGATCGCCCCAACTGTTAAGAATATCGAAAACACCAGCACCAACCCCGCCAACATCAATAAACGCCGCCGCTGGATTATCTGTGTCAATGATTTGCTTAATCCAGTTAGCACCCGCAACATTGTCTAGTTTGGTTTTGCTTTCTGTCTTTGAAACCTTGCGCCCTGTGCGCCATGCTACCGAAAACCTATCATCCCCAAACCTTGAAGGGTCAACACCAATAACCAAAGGACCGATGCCTTCCAGATCAGCTTTCCGAGCCGTTAAAACATCGTTTGAACTAATAAAGCTGTCATGGCCTGTAAGCTGGAAAGCCTCTGCCGCTGTGGCTGGATATTCCTGTTTAAACAAAAGCGGGTCTTTCAACTCCGCAACCTTAGCCCTGCGCCAGACCATCTGCTCGTTAGTTAATCCGTGAGCGGTTTTATATTCCAATTCCTCATCGGATAAAGAAAAGTCTTTTGGCACTGGCCTGGCATATTCAGGTTGCCAAAACCAAGGCACAAAAATAGCAATGTAATCGCCTATTCCTGCTTCCGCTTGCTGCCAGCGTTCGTGATATTCACCACCAACCCCGTTAGCTGTGCTTTCAAGAATTACTTCCGTTCCGTCCAAATCAGGTATTGCTTGAACAACACCAGCAAAGTGAGTTTCAGCATTAGGCCAGAACGCAACTTCCGATCCATGAAACAATTGAACCGTTTGTGATCGACCAACTGCCTTAGAACCAGCCGTGCCAACTGCATAACCGCTTTCTAAGCCTGAGAAATACAATTCTTTAGCGTTTGATGCGCCTGTTGCTGGCTTTACTAATTTTGGGCAATGGTCGTGATACCGCTCAACCATGCCGAATAAGTTGTTTGTTGCTTCCTGTTCGTGCGTAAGGATAAAGACCCGCCGCCCTTTAGTGTGCGTTGCCTTATGGTAAAACCTGCCGCCGATATAAGTTGAAATGCCCTGTTGTCTGCCTTTAAGGACCAACGCCCTGACTTTACCAGTTGCCTTGCGCTGTTCCTCTAGTTTGTCATGCAAATACAATTGGGCAACATTTAGAACGAAAGGCTCAACCTCGCCGCCCTTGGTCCGTATCTTGAGGCATTTTTGCGAATAGTGTTTGAAGTCATCCCGTAGTTTAAGACGAATTTCCTTTTCTTCATCACTTAAGCTGTTCAAGGGCTTGCTCATGGGAAAGAGTTACTTCGCCTGATAGTTCAACGCTGGATAGATCAGGCATTACTTTTTTGAGTAACCCTAGCCCTGCTGAAACTTGCGTTGATGACATTTCTCGTTCACCAGAAGCATGTTCAATCAAAGCATTGAGAATATTACTGTTTTGTATTTTAACCCTATGTGCGTTTCCCATCTGGAAACCTGGGGTTCTGCCTCTTGCTGCCATTGTATGCACTCCCTTTCAGGTTGGTGCGAATTAGTTTTTAGTTTGCACCCGCTACAACGTAATTAACTTGGTCTGTGTAAGCAGAACAGTTGAAACGGTAAATTGCGCTTGGCCCTTCAATAACTTTGATTGCATCCGCCGTAAACTCAGTGTCATCGAGCCATGTACCATCCCCCATTAGGTCAACTTGAAGCGATACAGTAGCCGTCCCCGTAAAATCCAGCGAAAACATAATATTTTTGCCGTTAAAAGCGTCAGTTGCGCCCGTTCCTGTGATTGATCCTTTGAAAGCCATCAGCTTTATTCCTTTATTGCCATACGTTGTGAGGTGTTTGTACGTCACCGTCTTGAAGTGAATATATCGCAAACACTGGGTTGCCGTTTTTGTTGACCTGAATGCGCCGAGGGAATTTGGCATTGCCAGCCACGCCTTTTGCAGTCAGATTGCCACCTGTTACGTTCGCGAGTAGATTAACCCGATCAAGGACATGGCGCAAGACTTTCTGACCGTCTACCTCGTCCTCTTGGACTTGGTCTTTGGTCAGCCAATCATAGACCGCATCGTAGCAGCGCATGTTGTAAAACACGCCAGGATAGAAGACAGGTGGGGTGATCTCATTACCCTCTGCGTCATAGGTTCCTGCTGTCTTGGTCAGTGTGAACGGGCCAGTGAGGTCTACACCATCGCGGGTGACTAGGATTTCGACATCGTAAGGCGCGCCGACTGGATCGCCAAACTCGTCGTAGTCCTGTCGTTGCTCTGTTTCCATGCTGCCAACA